TATTGGATGTTGCTGATTCTCGTCTTATGTGTTGTTCCCTTGTCTGTAATGCTAGTCGTAATGCTTTATTACCTTGGGAGTCTAGAGACTGTCCTACAATACGTCCAGGAATCTTACGTTTATATTTGTCAGTGGTTGCAAAGAATGCTGCATGAGGTCCTCCAAAACCCATAGGAACTCCAAACCTCTGCATGCTACCAACTGCAATATCAAATCCCATTTCACCTACAGGTTGCATCAATACCTGTGCTAAAGGATCTACAACTGCGATCTTGATACACTTATATACATCCGCTACTCTAATAAGTGAATCAGGATCTCTCAACTTTCCTTGATTGTTTGGTAACTGAATTAATACTCCAAAGCCCTCTTCAAAATCACATAGTGGAACTGAATCATCAAAATCAAGTTTTACAATTTCAATTCCTAATGGTTTTGCTCTAGTTTCTAATACTGCTAAAGTTTGTGGAAATATTTGACTATCTACTAAAAATTTATTTTTACTTTTACTCGCACCGTAAGCAAGTATCATAGCTTCTGCTGCTGCTGTTCCTTCATCAAGCAATGAAGCATTTGATATTGGAAGTCCAGTAAGTTCTGTGATTAGTGTTTGATAATTAAATAATGCTTCTAATCTACCTTGTGATATCTCTGCCTGATATGGTGTATAAGATGTATACCAAGATGGATTCTCAAATACATTTCTTTGTATAACTGGTGGTACAATTGTACCATAATATCCTTGACCAATTAAACTTCTTTTAACAACATTATTTTCTGCAATTTCTTTTAGTTCTGTAAGTGCTTGTTGTTCACTACAGGACTCTGGTAAGTCATTATCACCACGAAGTAAAATTGAATCTGGGACTATTTGTCTTACAAGTTCATCAATAGTTGAAACACCCAAATCATTTAACATTTTATATTGCTCCTTTTGTGTAGGACCAATGTGACGTTGAACAAATTCTGATGTCATTTTTTAAACTCCTTCTTTTCGTAATCGAATCTAGGATGAGGTTGTGCGGGTTCCCAAGGATTTTTAGATGAGTTCTTAATTACAATAAATTTATCTTTTGCGAAAGTTCCTGCAATCTGTACTTCAATATCATCACCATCCTTCCAGTTTATTTCACCTTTCAGATTAGTATGAAGCATAGCTTCTTGTATCTGATCAATCAATTCTTGTGTCAATTTCATTTTTTCTTTGGATAATATTGGAAACCCTCTGTCACTTCATCAAGTGAAGAAAGTTTAAACGTAATCATCTTGTCCCAAGGAGTATGACTATCCATTAGAACTGCTGCTTTTTTGCCTTGTATTCTTTGAACACATCCAACATACCCTCTATATATTGAATTTTCATCAGTTACTTTAACTGTGGAACCTGGCAAAATCATACTCTTCTTCTCCGTCTTTTCTTTTTAAATAACTTTTGGTAAATGGGTCTAACAATGAACAGATCTATCACCTCAATAAGAAATACAAATCCTAAGAATACTACCACTCCTGCTAGGACTATAGGTTCTAATACTTTTTCTAATTTCTTATTCATTGTTTTTTTCTTCAACTAATTGTTCAACTTCTGTTGCAACTTTATCCATAACTTCCCTAACATCAGTTCCAGATCCAGAAGTATGATAGTAGTTTTGCCCCTTTGGAGCATAGTGACGAGTGTGTAATGTCCAGTGCCATTGTTTAACACCTTTGGAATACCAGAATTGCAATCTCATGGGTTTTAACTATTTCTTTTTAAATGCTCCTAATTTTGCTAAGAGGTAAATTGATAACGCTGTCCAAAAGACAACCTCTAATCCGATGTTGTTCATTTTTCGTACTTGGTTAAATCACATTCAACTAAAGGTAAACTTTCCCCCTTTAAAGGTTTTGGTTCACCAGTTTTTTCAATCAAAATTTTTACTGCTTTAGCACCGTCTCCTACATCATAAGGACAAGGTGCGTTATTCAAGCAAACTCGAATAATTTGCATTTCTTCCTCAGTAAAAAAAATTTCTTTTTTCATTAAGAGAATGTAGAATCAGGTTCTAATGCTATGTAGTATTTTAAATTAAAGTTAGTGTTAGTAAACTTAGACAAAAGTTTTGATGATACAACTACATCATAGGCACCAGGTATGATTTTAATATTCTCAACTTTAAAATTAAATATAAAGTTCTTATCGGTTTCACCAACTACAACAGCAAATTCATTTGAAGTATCATTCTTCTTATCACGCACAACAAGTTTAACAACACCTGCTTCACCAACTGCTGATAGATCTGGTAATTGGTATACTGCTGCTGCCTTGAGTAACTTATCAAGTGCTGTACTATCCAATTCAAAACAAACATCTTCACTTGGAAGTGATATTTCTTTTTCTGGTGGTGCGACAATTACTTGTGGATCTGCAAAAAAATATTTTACTCTTCTCTTTCCTTCACGAATAGTTAAATATGATTCTTCAGTAAAATCAAGATCAGGATCTTGATGTAAACTTAATCCATTTAAGAATTGATTTAAATCATATATTCCAAATTGACGAGGAAAATCTTCATCTATCTCTGCTTCGGCAAGAATATTCTTTGCTACCGAAATTGTACGAAGTTGATTTCCTTCTTTTACAAGAATTGAATTATTAATACCCGCAAAGTTCTTGAGGATACCTAATGTATTATCACATAAATTCATGGTCATTATTTTTAAAATTAAGGCATTTGGTCAAAGTTTCCAGATGGCATTGAAGGTTCTCCATAATGTCCATCGAAGTGTGCTAATAGCATAGCATAATGTATGACTTTCATCAAGTCTTTTTTATTTCTTCCGTCTTTACTTCCATATCGACTACCATACTTTAAGATATTTGCCTGACAAAAATCAGAAGCTAAATCTCTTGCTGCCATCAGATCGATAGTTTGGACTTTACGAAACTCATTTTTAGATCCTGTATAGTGTCCGTTATATGTGCTTGAGACATATTCTTGAATGTCTTTTAAGATTTCATCTTCATGATACTTATATTGATGGTTTCTTTTAGGTTCGTAAAAATCTTGATCCATTTCTGTTTCTCCATTAATGATTAAATTCATATCAGTATCATAATCATCATATAATGTTACTGATCCTCCAAAATGATGTGCTCGTTGATCATCTACGTCTGCCATAAAATCATCACCAGAGGAACTTTCATATAAACTATTTTCATAATCAAGTCCATCATTCTCATGAGCAGTATTTCCTACTCCAAGTTTAGTATCGATAATTGGATATTCTTCGTCCATAGTTCCGTTTAAAACATCCCACGCTAAACTCCATGCATTAATCATAGCAAAATAAAAAGTCATTCACTAGACTCTCTGCTTTTTCTTCTCCAAACTTACCCTTCAGATATCCTGATACTGGGTCGAGTTTAGTCATATAAGCATCGAAGTCTTTATAAACACTAGTGTCTTCACCAGTGGGTTTCTCTAAGTCTATCATATCCTTATACTTTGTCAAGTATTTGGTAAACATTTCTAAGTGATCGTCCACTTCATCCATCGTGCATTTAGCAATATAAACATTCTCAGAGAAGTGATTGCCAGGTTCAAAGAAACGATAGTCTCCCTCACTCTTTGGTAGTCCATCAACTGAGAACAAATAATTTTCGACTGGATGTTGAAAGTCAAATACAATTATAACTTTCTTCTGAAAGAATCCCATCAAATCCATACCAAAACAGGGCAGGTTACTGCCAGTCTTTGGATATATGATATTGTTGTAAATACAACTTTTATCATCCCATATTTCAACTTCTCTTGCTTTTATAAAGTAAGGAGTTGTGTATGTCTTTGCTGTTAGAGAAGTTCCTTTACTTTCCCATTGTGCCCAAACGCTCCCTGCCTTATTATGGAGAGGGAACGTTTTGTGTAGGGCATCTTTATAGTTTTTCCAGAGATTCATCTACTTAAAAATAAAATAAGACCGCGAATAAACATGAGTCCAAATATGACTAAGTAAACCCATAGTACTGTCATACTAATTCGGTTTTCTAGATTGCCCCTCATGAAACCTTTATAAGGTTGTTCCTCATAAAGGTCATAATACTTTTTATACGGTTTCATCAGAATCCTTGTCAAAATTAACGTCCGCATCTACTTTGTCATAAAGTTCCATGAATGATTGCTTAGTATCATCATCAAAACGATTTGTGCAAACTTGGATTGCCTTTGCCTTATCTTTAAAGATAGAGAATGCACGTATGATGTGAACAAGACGACGAGTACTGATAATCTCTTCAATACCACCATCGTAGAATGTCTTACGAATGATGTCTGCCCAGTCAACAAGTTTCTTGATGAATTGCCCATCATGAACACCGACACTTGCGGAATGAAGACAAAGTAACTTTTCTTCAATCTTAACTGATGGATATGATTGCTCAAAAGTCACAGGGAATCTTTCAAGAAATGCTTCATTCAATACGTTAGTGCCAATAAAACGACCATCCTCAGATCCTTTACCTTTCGTATTCGCAGTCGCAATTATGTTGAATCCTGCAGCAGGGTTTACCCATCTACCTATCTTCTTCAAGAAGACACCTTTGCCCTCAAGAATAGATTGTAAACATAGAATCTTGTTAGATGCTAGATCGATCTCATCAAGGAGAAGGATAGCACCTCTCTCAAGTGCTTCAATAACAGGACCATTGTGCCAAACAGTATTGCCATCAACAAGACGAAACCCACCAATAAGATCGTCTTCATCTGTTTCTATCGTGACATTCACACGAATTAATTCCCTATTTAATTGAGCACATGCCTGTTCAACAGAAAATGTTTTACCATTACCTGACAATCCTGTAATAAATGCAGGATAGAATTGTTTGGATTTGATTATATTTTTTACATCTTTGAATCCACCAAAAGGTACAAATGTCTCATCTTGTCTTGGAACTAAGTTTTTTTCTTGAACTTGTGCAGATGGAGAATTGAATGTTTTTTCAATCTGTTCAACTGTTTCTTGGGTAACTTCAAGATTCCACTTACCTTTGGATACTTTATATTTCTGTAATTTTCTGGTGACTGTATTGTAATGAATATCATTCATAGAACAGAATGCTTTGATATCTGCTGTAGTAAATTCAGTACCGTAAAGTGATCTTAACTTATCAGTAATTTGATCTTCGGTCATTTTAACAGTGAAGGGAGTGTAAGGCATGATGTAGTTGTTTGTTCGATATACTTATTATAGTGTAAGTTACCACGTAAACAACAACTAATGTGCCACTTTATTAACTGGTCTTATATGCCTTGATCTTTCTGCTTTCGAAAGAACTCCTGCATAGAAGATTGATTTTGTCCCACATTTTCTTTTGGATCAAGTTTATCATATCCTTTTATTTTCTTCCATTCATTATGCAATGCACCCAATAACCAAGCTTGTGAAAGACTATGAGGTCCATTCTCAAGTAGTTCAAGATGTCTCTTATTACTTGTATATTGTTTATAATCTTCTCTCCAATTGGAGTCATCATAAAGTTTTTCTGTCATCATCCGTATGTAAAAGTTTTACCTTTGATTTGTGATTGTCCTTCTGGGTTTTTACCCTGTGGTTTAAATTTACCAACACCTATTCTTTTATCTTTTCCGAGACCACCTTTGCGTGTTGCCTGTAGTGTACCACTTTTTTTAGTTTGTGTCAACACAGAGTCCTGTCCATACTTCTTACCAAGTGACTTCACTGCCTTTTTAAATTTTCTCTTACCCATCTTTCCAGAAGTCACTACATGAGATCTTTCCTTGACTTTTGTTTCTTTACCAGACTTATCTTTCTCCACATATGATCCAGTGACCTTTGTAGCACCTGGTAAACCTTTACCACGAATATCTTTATCTAATTGCTTTGCTCTTGCCTGATTTTGTTTCTTTGACTTGTCACCTCTCGAACCCGACAGGATGGCCATGCCACCCTTATCAGATTTACTTTTGATTCTTGAAAGACTACTTTCTTGTACAAATTCTTTATAGGTCTTCATCTTTATAGACACTTTTTTTAGTATTTAGGCAATCATAGTTACAAACTCATTTAAGATTTTTTTATTCATCTTTTTAGTAGTAAGAGACTTGGTAAATGCTCTTTTGATTTGTGCCTTTGTAGCATCTTCTTCAACTTCAAACTCAGAATCATTTGCAAGAGCAGAAGATGATAATCCAAAGTAAACATTATATCCAGTTTCTTTGAGTGCGATTGTTTTTGTCTTTCTCCAAGTGATTCTGTGTTTTTCAACTTCTAAACTATTGTAGTCGTCACAGTTGACACGAAGGAAACTTGAAACGTCTCTTGGTGACATGATACGAAAACCAACAACGTTTACATCAGGAAAAGTATCACGAAGGTCTTTGAGTAGAACTGGTGTGAATGAGTGCCATGAATCTCCTGTTCGATATGTTTTACCTGTTTTACGATTACGTAGGAAACAACTGTTATCTATTGAACGTGACCCCATGTATGGACTATCTTCCCATCCTCTCTGAACTTCTTGATGATAATTCAATTGATATGCTTCACCATCTGTAAGTATTACACAATTGACTTTCTCAACACCATTCTCTTTACGGAACTGTGGAATGATTTTGTGTAGTGCTACGATTGACTCATTAAGTGGTGTACCTGATAAACTCATACCAAAAGGAACAATGCTATTTGCATGATAATCATGAAATGATCTAGCAATATAGAATATATTCTTTAATTGATTTTCTAATTTTTTACCACGAACTTTACTGGTAAATAAATTCATCAAACTAAAACCTGGTCTGACCGTGAACAATCCATTTTTTGGTTCATAAGATTCTTTCGCATCACCATTCTCATCTTGATTCGGAAAGTTCTCAGTGAAAGCATAAACCTCAAAAGGTATTTGAACTTTATTACAAAACCAGATTAGATTATAAAGTTGCTTGATAGTATCTAACATCTCACGAGCCATTGAACCAGACCAATCAAGAACAAATATTAATCCGTGATTCTTACCATCTGGAATGATAGAAACTTTCTTGAATAGATCTTCGTTGTACTTGTAAGTATGTAATTTAGTTGTATCAAGAATACCAGTACGACTTGTAGTAGCACGAGCATAAGCACCTGCGGACTTCTTCATCTCAAATTCTTTGACAAGATAATTAACTTCTTTTTGTGCATTTTTCTTAAACTTAAAAAACTCTTTATCTGCTTCTGCCATACTCTTGATGGATTCTTCTAAACTATACAATGACCAATCTCTTTCTAAACCTACTATCTTACTTTTTTCTTCAAAGTCATTACGAATGGATTCGAAGTGAGCATTACATATTGCATGAATAACATCATTGTCAATAATGATTTGATCTGTATCAACATCAGGTAATTCTAGATAATGATTTTCTATACCCTCCATAACTGCAAGACTTTTTAATGCTCTTTCAAGACTCTCAGCAGTCTCGGCAATTTCAGATTCACCAGTTCCCATTTGAACACCACCACTACTACGTCCTTCTGGTATAACTTGATGACTCTCAACA